ACATTGGGTGTCCTTCCGGCAATAAATCTTGGTCATGTTTGCCACTTCTAAACCTTCCGTTTCTTAATGCGTAAAGATATGAATTAACACGCGCCATTGCCCATTGTTCAGGTGATGAAACTGACGGTCTAACACTTGAAGGGTTTGTTCTATAAGCACCGATTCCCCTTTTATAAACTGCGTAAAGTGTGCGGACGTTTGTTCTTTTAGATTTTACGTTACCAACTTTTTCATTGTGGTCGTCTGCTTTTTTTTTTAATGCTTTTTCTAAACGTGCGGACATTTGTTTTTCTTCTTCTTCGTCATGATAATATTTAGCGTCTGCGATTGCTTGTTCATATTCGTCATGTGTATTGAAAGGCATGAAAACAGTTTCGCCGTCAAAAATATGTGAATGAGAACCAGAACCGCCAAGTTCTCGTGCGCGTTCCTCTGCTTCACCT